AAAAATATAAAAAAACCTTTTGCTAGAAAGATACAAATACTTACTGTGCTAGAACAAAGAGCTAAGGTAGCTGGTAAAAAACAACAAGCAGCCATAGCTAAACGTGGTAAAGAAGCCCTAAGAAGGAAGCGTAAAAATGCCTCTTAAAAAATCTCAAAGATCTCTAAAGAACTGGACTAAACAAAAGTGGCGTACTAAGTCTGGTAAACCTAGTGCTAAAACAGGAGAAAGATATTTACCTGAGAAAGCCATCAAAGCACTTAGCGATAAAGAGTATGCAGCTACTACTAGAAAGAAAAGAGAGGATACCAAAAAAGGTAAACAACATTCTAAGCAGCCTAAACGTATTGCTAAAAAGACTAGAGCCTACAGGAAAAAAGGATGAGAGAAGAATATAAAAAAGGTGGTAAGTCTAAGCGTGACCCTAGATTAGTTAGGGCAGGAGTAAGCGGCTATAACAAACCTAAAAGAACTCCCAACCATAAAACTAAAAGCCATGTAGTTGTTGCTAAAGTAGGAGATAAAGTAAAGACGATACGTTTTGGTCAGCAGGGAGTTAGAGGGGCAGGTAAGAACCCTAAAACAGCAAAAGATAAAGCCAGGAGAAAGTCTTACTATGCTAGGCACAATGCTCAAGATGCCAAACCTTCTAAACTTTCAGCTAGATATTGGGCGCATAAAGTAAAATGGTAACTGTTTTATATCTTATATCTATACACACTTGGTATGTATTTGACACCTTTTCAGGTGATTATCAAATAGATGAGTGTCAAGAATTAAGAAGGCATATACAAACTTCTTTTGATGTAGAAGCTACTTGTATATCTAGATGGGGAAACATCTTACTACAAGATAATAAAATATATTAAGTTAGTTTAGCTAATATATAACCACTCAAAAAACCAATACAGAATATAATTTCCATTAGTCTTTATATGCTTCATTTTTTTCAGTAGTAGGATCATTAGCAATAAACCTACCTTTACTATCTCTAGCTCTTTGCCTTCTATCTTTAATTTCATCAATGCCTTCAGACACAGTGTTCTTTACTTCTTCAACAACAGCTTCTGCTTTTATAACAGGTTCAGTAAATATTCTTTTAAGCCAATTAAAAAATGACATATATATCTCCTTTAAGTTAATAGATGTGGCAGTTGATAAGATTGATGGTTAATGAACCTACATACAAGGTCTGTTGCGCCATACTTCATCTTATCTTTTGCATCGATGCTGCCACTCACCGATCAAGGAGGTATCTAGCCATGTACTAACTAGACATCTCGCAACATCTTTGTTATTCTTTGCGCCCTAAATAAATCCCCTATCTTTTATTAATTAAGAGTTCTAACACGATATGCGAGTTAGGTAGGGGTTTTATTTTTTTCTTTAGCTAATAGTTTGTCCCTATACCACTGGCTTTTATTAAGATCTTCTATCCCATTCTTATTAGGGTATCTCCAATCATATTGCATAATTGTTCCTCTCAAAAACCCAATGAATTCTTCTGGAGTTAGCATAGCTTCAATAGCATCTATACACTCAATAGTATCTGTTCTGTAATGACTAGGATTAATTTTATCCTCTACTATTGAGCCATCAAAAACCTTTGTCACTTTTTCCTCCTTCCGATTACTTGCATTATAAGCTCTATCCCAGGCTTCAGGCGGCTCATCATCTAAACTCATTGTAATGTCTGTTTCAGGCAAGCTGTTTTTCCAATCGTTCATCAGATCTCCACTCTTCAGGCAAGGTATCAGAGGTGTACCATTTAAAATTGTTTTTACTGGCCCACTCTCCATGACTTCTTTTACTACCATCTTTTCTTTTTTGTGCGAAAGGCATGGGTAAATTAGGATCAGCAAATACAAAAACTAATTCAGTATTAGGAGCTAATGTTTTTCTAATCCATACATACTTATTATATTCAGAGTGATCCCAGAACCTGCCTTTAGCTTCAATAAGAATTTTCTTTTTACCAAACCATTTTACAAAATCAGGTTCGTATTTATGCTCAATAACATAATCAATAGCATCTCCATGATGCTCCCAATCTTTCAAAACTGTAGCGTGTAAAGTTCTTTCAAAAGCAGAATCATATCCACCTTTAGATCTTCTTAACTCAGGTGGACGTTTCTTTCTTTTTCGTTGCATTAACCTCTGCCTGTTTGCTGACAATACTTTTTTACATCTAATAATGATATTGATTCTAGTGATTTAGTTTTAAGAAGTCTTTTTAATATAGACTTCATTCCTTTACTAGACATAGCAATAGCATAATAGTAAGAATCATTATTAGCGTATTCTGTTTTAGATATAGAAGCTTTAGTTACTTTAGATGCTTCCTCATCTGATAACTGTTCTTTTAATAATGTCATGCAATATTCTTCAGCTTTTCTATTTAATTTTTTCATAAACTTTGCATTCATATTGAAGGAACCTCATCTACTTTAGGTAAAACTGCTACTCTAGTTAAATACTTTATTCCACTAGCGTATCTAAATGCTCTCAGTCCTTTACCACCATTGCTTTCTTTCCAACAGTCATTCTTGTGAGAACAATATACACAACCAACAGCCAGTTTCATATTTCCAGATTTACCCTCTGGTACAGGTTGATAACAAAGCTCAGGAGGAGTGTCTTTTGATATAGCTTCTTTAATTCTTTCAATTTTAATTCTAGCATTAGGTTTAACTAGCTCTCCTGGTTGATAAACAGTAAGTTCTCCTGTCTCTTTATTGATAGCAAGAAAGCCTCCTCCAGTAGTTTCTTCAGCAGTCTCATAAGCAGAAAGCTGCATAAGATAACCAAATGTGTCGCTCTCATGCAAAGAGTTGTCAGCAAATTTCTTAAATGCAAAATTAGAAGCAGTCTTGATATCTACTACTTCTCCATTTACCTTGCAGTCAATGTGACCTTTTATGCCATCTAAGTTAACTTCTTTCTGTTCATCAGTTACTTTGTTATCTGTTATTCGTAATAACATTAGAACTATTTCTTCTAATAGATGACCATATAAAAACTTAATAAAAGTTTGTGGAGATATTCTAGAGGTAAAACTATTAGTCTTTCTACTATCAAACCATAACTGCCTTAAAGGTTTTCCTATGTTAGACATTCTAATAGTGAACTCGTTAGAAGGTTGTGGAGAAGCCCAATGTTTAATAACTTCTTTGATTGCTTCTCCTGTTTGTTCTATGGCTTCATCTGATAAATCAATAGCTCCATCATTCAGTTTATCTAGTTTGTTATAGATTGATTTGACTATAAGGCCGTCCATAATCGATCCCTTTGTTGTTTATAGTTTTCCAATACTTATTAAATATCAGTTGATCAATTAAGCCATGTGTATACTCTCTGCTTAATGGACTGTACTTAATAGTTTTTAAACATTTTCTACAGATATTTTTACTCTTCTTTAAATTAAAATCTTTTTTAGATGTTGTGTTACAGTTGACACAGGGAGTATGTTTAAATAAATTCATTAGTGTGTCTCGCTCCAGTTATTGCCTACATTGTATTCGCCAGTAAGAGGACAGTTCAGCTCTAGAGAGTTACCTGCCTGTTCAATGGCAAGTACACCTAGCTTACCCACTTCATCAGCTATACTAGCTTCAGCCTCTATCTGCCACTCATCATGTACATTAGCTACAAAGTGAGTGTCATATGATTTTAAGGTATTGTTTAAGATTACTAATGCTTCTTTCATAACGATAGCACCTGCACCCTGCAGCAAAGTATTCAAAGCACTATGCTCACTTCTCACCCCAAGTTTTCTGCCATCGAGTCCTTTTAGATGTCCATTTTTTTGAAACGCTCTAGCAACTTTATTTCTAAGGTTTGCGAATGCAGGGAGATTATCGAAGAAAGATTTTCTAAGTCTCGTACCAGTTTCTTTGTTTCCTCCAGCCACAGTTCCAAGCTTTTCATCTCCTGCTCCGTATAAGAGTGCATAGATGAATGTTTTTGCCTGATCTCTAGATTCAAGTCCTGCAAGGTGCTGGTTAGCAGTGTGTATGTCTCCTGATATGATTTCATTAGTGTAGTCCTTATCATTCATGTAGTGAGCTAACATCCTTAACTCTAGTCCTGAAGCATCAATACCCACTAACTTATAATTAGAAGGTACTCTCCATAAACTTCTAAAGTTTCTACCATAAGGAGCCTTAACACTAGGAACTTGTGCCATGTTTGGTTTCCTGTGAGTCATACGCCCTGTCACTGTTCCATTGTGTATGACATGGCTATGTACTCTAAACGTGCCAGGGTTAGCCTCTTCTATCCAAGAGTTAAGCTGCGCTATGCGCTTCTCTAACAGGAAATAATGCTTAATTAGCCTAGCTTCTGGGATATCTGTAACAGTCTCTAATACTTTCTC